TTATATTGACTCCTTCAATAGTTGCGCTGCATATTGTTCAGGTGTAACTCCCAGACGTTTAGCGAGTCCTATCTGGGTGGAGGTTAGCTGCACTTTGCGTGGTTTTTTTGCACTTCTATTAACTGGGGCAACCACGGAACCAACAGGTCGTTGAGGTGCTTCTACCTCTTCTGTCTCAACAGCCTGCTTGTCTTTGTTGAAATGCTCTGGAAACGCTTTTCCCATAGCATCATCAATTCTTCTATAATATTCTTCTGTATCCAGCTTTGGATTTAATCCTGCTTTAACTAACTTTTGATGCACGCCCATTGCGTACCCTGTCATATCTTCATGGTCTTCTTTTTGAAACCAATCATTATTAGCTTCTAACCATTCTTTATCTTTACCTGTAGGCGCCTGCACCTTTGGTTGAGCAGAGGCCTGTGTTGGAGGAGCCACATCAGGCTCTACTGCTCTTACTGGGGGCTTGTAATTATCAACCCTAAACTTTTCGTTCTGTATACTAGATAATTTTTCTTGAGCCTCAATTAATTTATCCGGATCTCCAGCTTCGTAAGCCTCTTTGTATTCTTTCTTTGCTTCATTTAACTGAGCTTCTACCCTGCCTTTGGCTTGCTCAACTAAAACACCCTCACCATCATCAAGAGTTTTTCTTAGTTTTTTGTTCTCTTCCATGAGTTTTTGTGTGGCAGTAACTGCTTCATCACTTAAACGCTTTGCTTCTTCTTTTTGCCTGCGCTCTTCGTGGTACTCATATTTTAATTGTTTAATTCTTTTTTGCACATCACCAGAATAACTTTTGATCTCATCGTCATCAGGTATCTGTGGCGGTACATTTTCAGCTCTTTTTGGCTTGCCTCTGTCTTCTTCGGGTGTATCATCTACAACCTCAATCTCCAGAGACTCGTCTTCCATATTAACTTCTTGTTCTATTTTTTCTGCTGTATTTTCCATCATACCCTCGTATATTCTCTAGGATCATCAACTACAGCCTCAACTGTGTCATCATTGATTAATCTAAATTCTTCACCTCTGAGCTTAAATCTTGTTCCAGAATAAGATCTGAATATAACAAAGTCGCCTTCTTTACAGTATGGGCCATCTGGAAACTTGTCTGCATCTTTGTACGCAGCTTTTCCCATTGCTATGACCAAACCTATAATAGAAGCTGTTTGCTCCATTCCTTTTAGTTTGTCTGGAATAATAACGCCACCGCTAGTTTTTTCTTCTAATTTTGGTATTGCTATTAATAGTTTATAACCCTGTGGTTCAGGTAGTTTACGAGTAGTATCTTCGTCTAGTTTTATTTTTTCTGCAGAGTACATCTCTGTTCCTTTTTGCAGTGATTTAGGTTCACAGTAACCTTGCAGACTCAATCGTCTGAAATAACGTTATTTTAAATATACACAACTATTGACTAGTTGAAAACCCCTAATCCTCAATAAATCTTTTTTCAGCTTCCTGCAGCAGTTCTCTGGCAATGGACAATCCTTCAATTTTTCCGACAAGTCTTTGATATTCCTCGAAGTTATTAGGTCTGCCGGATGAAAGATAGTCAGAGACAACATCTACTTCCTCCTGAACTTTTTTAATAATATATGTGTATATAGTTTCATTTTTACTCATTTGCTAAATCTTTTGCTAAGTCTATAGCTATTTTGGTGCCTTCTGCCACAGAGTCATTTTTAATCTTTTCAGATTGAATTTGAGCGTCTGAAGAATTTTTTGCAAGGGCAACACCAAGCCTCGCACCCTCTCTCTTGTTTTCAGACTCCAATCTTTCGGTTTGATTTTTATCATTCATCATCGCTTTCTGCGCTTCAAGCTCCAACTTAGCTATGTCCATTTGTTTTTTATGTTCTAGCTCCTGCTCTTTAATTGCCAACTCTCTTTGTTGTATTTGAGTTAGTGGATCTTGTTGTGCTTTTTGTGCCTCTTGTTGTTGTGCTTCAGCATTATTTGATTTTAATAATTTCTCTGCCGCTTCTGCGGTAACCCTTGATAACTCCTCTTCTGTATCTTCTGGTAATGGTTTTTCTTCATTAGGCATAGCAACGCCAAGATTTTTCTCTATCTCTTTTCTATATTGAAACGCAACATGTTCTGTTATATGTGCTGATAAAGCCGCCTGTATTGCTCCAGCAAAAGGTGACTGCCCTACAATCTCTTTTATCTTTGGATCGTTAGCTGCTGCCATATGAACCCTAATATGAGCTTCATGGTCTTGATACTTAAATGCCTTTACTGGCTCCTGTTTAAGCATAGCCATATTTTCTGTAACTGGATCTGCAGGTTTAATATCTTCTGGTAATTTAATAATTGAGCTTGCATCTTGTATACCAAGAACTTCAAGCATTTGCCTGTGTAGTTTGCCCATATCATATAGTTGCGGTGCTTGTTGTGCTAATTGTAATGCAGCTTGATATTGCATAACTCTTTGCGACATTGTTGCTGCATTAGGATCAGATACTGGTATTACATCTATGCGATCATCAAAGTCTTTTGTTCTTGAGAACTCACCTTCCATTTCATACGCATAAGTATCATCCATGTAATCTCTGATAACAGAGGCAAGTAATCTTAACTCATTCTTTAAAGCTGCATGAAGTCTTGCTTGCACACCAGACATAACCTTCATGGATCTTTCCATCAAGGCAAGAGTTGTTCCTACGGGTGCTTGGGCGTTAATGTCCCCAACCTGTATATCGGCTACCGACCCTATTCTTCTTCCTTCGTCAACGATGTTTCCGAGTAATTGGTACAATACCGATGACGGTTCTTTGTAAGGAATGAAAGTAATAGCATCACGGATGGCACCACCCGGGACATCAACGTCACGGAACTCACCCGGCATGAGAGGCGAATCATCACCTTTGATACGAAGACCCCTAGCTTTAAGACCAGCAGGCAAATTCGACAACGTACCGGCATCGATAAGTTGTCTGAGGATTGAGGTTGCGCTTTTGGCAAGTCCTCCGATGAGGTGTATAAGTCCTGTACCGTAAAAGCCCAGCCCGGGGAGGTACCTGTAGTGGACAAAGTATTGTCGCTTCTTTTTCTTTTCATCATCTTCGTAGTAATTCCTTCTAATTGACAATATCTCTTTTGATGATTTATCTATGGTAATTACATATGGTCTTGCTACACCGTCATCTTCCTTGAATGGCTCTGGCATCTCCATATCTACATGCATTTCGAGGAGTGTATGTCTATCATCATCTTCAATAGTGGCTGTTTCGCCATCTAATTCGTCATATTTTTCCTGTATATCTGACATATCAGGCTCTGGATCTGGTAATTCTATATCACGATAAAAGCCATTATTCTGTAACTTCACAATATCGTTTGATGTTTTCTTCATTACATGTGTATATCTTTCACATGTCATAAGATCAGATGCCCCATATGAAACAACAAAATCTTCTGCAGGGACAAACATTGCGCATGGTCTTTCCATAATTGGATCATAATAAACTTTCTTAAATGCAGATCCTGCTAATGGTAGCTTGAATAACATCTGTTCTGTTTCGTCACGATACTCTGTCATCTCTTCTGTTAAAAGATAGTTCATTTCATTTTCAACTCTAAGAGCCTGTTCTGTTTTTTCTACGGACAACTTACCAAGTATCTTTGTTCGCACTGGCCCAGAAGCAGGGTATATCTCACCCATAGCCTGTGCTTGGAATCTGACTATTGATTCTGTAAGTATTGGATGAAACACACCAGATGATCCGGCCCACGGCTGTTGTCTCTCTTCTATTCTCATGCCAAGAAGATCCAATCCCTTAACATAACTTTTTGCCCACTCGCTTCTGGATTGTCTGTCTGCATTAAAACTTGATATAAGTTCTGATGCTATTTCATGTAAATCATTTTCTTCTATCTCTTCAGCAAGATTTCTATCGAATTCACCACCCATTATTTCATCTACCTGTTCACCAGTAAAATCAATAATCATTCCACCATCTTCAGTTTCAACTGAAACTAAGTCTGGATTCTCTGCAGATACTGATTCAGGATTTTTTAACTCAACAGTTATATCCTCATCAATAACATCATCATCTTCAGTGAATGGAACCATAGGTTTTTCAATAGCCATTTTAATTTCCTCTAATAATATTCAACTGGTCTTCTGTATTTAGGTTCATCATCCCAATCATCCATAGTGGTTCTAATCCAACCACCTTGCCTGAATCTTAACAGCGCTTGTGTAGTTGAGTCAACCAAGTCATCATGGTCACCAGCTGGAAACGCGGCACATTCTTCTATAACTTCTTCCGCCCATCTTGTTGGTGGATACCAAACTACACCACTTGCAAACAGATCTGTAACACCGTTCACTCTGGCTATCTTATCCTGTCCACGGCTCGGTGTAAACTCCGTAACTGGAATTCCCATAGCCCTAAGTTCAAATATCAAGGGTGAGCCTGCGGCTTTGGCCTCAACAATCATCTGATCTGGCTCAAATTCCCAATATTTATCATAGGCGGCACGCTTTAACTCAGGAAATTCTAGTTTTTCTTTGTATGAATCGATTAAAATTAAATTAGGTATCTCATTTCCATCATCATCAGGGTGGTGAAAGATACCCCAAGTGGTACATGCGCTATAATCTGCCCTTTGTGTCTTTAAAAACGCTGTGTCCCATGATTGTATGATGGAATCACAAGGCGGTAAGTCTTTTCCTTCCCATTCCTGCCACCATTCACGCTTAATAAGCGCTCCTTCTTCAGATGTTGGGTCCTGTTGATACTGAGCGTTCCATTTTGCCACTGGTAATTCAGCTTTTAGGGCGTCTAGTTCAGTGCCGCTCCAAAATTCAGGCCATAATGGCTTGCCTGATGGCATAATTGCAGGTAATTGTATGACTTCCCACTCATTTGAGCCTTCTCTTTCAACAGATTTGTTAACAATTTGCCCTGTTAGGTCTCTTTTAGACCATCTGGTCATAACAAGTATGATTGCACCACCCGGTTGCAGTCTCTGACGAGGTCCGGAAGTGTACCATTCGTAAACTTTGTTATAAACTTCAGGATTATACTCACCCATTGTGGCTTCTTGCTCTGAATGTGGATCATCAATGATAAGAATATCAGCACCCTTACCTGTCACGGCACCGCCTACACCTATCGCGAAGTAATCACCACGCTTATTTGTGTTCCATCTACCTGCCGCTTTACTGTCTGTGGATAATTCTATGCCGGGGAATACATTCTGGAAGTCTTCGTTCTGTATTAAGTTACGAACCTTACGACCAAAGCCCACTGACAGCTCTGCAGTGTGTGCTGTCTGTATAATTTTTTTATCAGGGTACATACCCAAGAACCATGCAGGAAATAAATAACTGGCAAACTCTGATTTGGTATGACGGGGTGGCATATTGATAATTAATCTTTTTAGTTCACCCCGGGCCACTCTCTCAAATGCCTCTGCCATTATCTCATGGTGTTTGCCATGTATAAAACTAGGCCACATGGCACGAACAAAAGGAAGAAACTCTTTCCTTGCCTGTTCCTTGTTTTGCATTTCAGTTAGTTCTTCAACGAGATCCAGTATCTCTCTTTGCTTGTCTACAGGGAAACTGTCTAACTTCTTGGATGCAGTTTTTAAGATAGATGCCAAATCATTCATTGTCATTCCTAATAATCTCAGGTGGCCTACCCTCAACTATTTTTTGTGCCAAGTCAATCATCCATAAACATTCTGGAGAATCAACAGCAGAAACTATATGCAGTTCACGCTCTCCATCCTCTGCCTCTGTCCATCCAATAATTACGGGGTCTATCAAATCAGGAGAAGGATCATAATAATCTTCCCTGTTTTTATCTTTTCTGTAGTTTTCTAGTTTTATAATATTATTTGGCAAATAACTTCCCAACTTGTTATAACAGTACTACTAGTTATAACAGTACTACTAGTTATAACTAGTAAGTTATACTAGTATAAAAATATATATATACTAGTTATAACTAGTAGGGAAGCCCCTAAGTAACTTTTTTTTATTTTTTTACGTATTTTTACATATATGGGTAGGTGGGGTGTAGAAATATGTGAAAATATTTAGGGGTGACCCCTCTTGACAAAATTTTTAATTTAGATGTGCAACATAAACTACATGGCGCGTGGAGGGGGCGACACGACACGGGGTGGTACGGGTAGGGTGGGGTAGCTAGAAGTTAAGATTAACTAATAGGTAGCTAGAATTATTACGAAAATAGCTAACTTTTACCGCCTAAAAGTTTAGACAATTTATCTTTTAATTCCTCTGTAATCTCTTCACTTGTTTTGTCAGCTTGTTTAGTCTCTACCTCTAGTTTATTACCAAACATATTAACGCTTTGACCTAAAAGACTTAACGCCTTGATCCTATTACTAGCCTGATCGCCTTGTTCAACCTCTTCAGTAAGTTTTTTTAAGACATATTCTTCACGCCTGACCGCCCTCGTCAACTTATCTTCATCCATACGCCTTTGAATAGCTTTAATCCTATTGGTAACCTTTGGGTTTGCCATCAACTCACTTGCCATGTTCCATATTGTATTGTCTTTAGTGCTAGGACTGACAGAATATACACGCTTATAAGCATCTGTACTTGTAAGGCTTTCTTCAGCTATCAACCTTGAAAACTCTAGTTGCTTGGCGGTCATTGGCTGATCTTTTTTTTTGGTCTCTTTAAAATCTTTTTTGTTGTCACTTACCAATTTTAACTTTGGTTTTTTATCGTCAATTTTCTTTGCCATGATTTACCTATAAAATTATTTAAAAATACACTCCACAGAAATTAACACCTGATTTACCTGATGTAAATATTATCTCATTTCGTGAAACATCTATTAATAGCCCATATAAGCCCATACAGACACAAAAGGTGTTTTAGGCTATCATATATCATAAAAGTTTGTTTCGCAGTTTTTGGCTTGAGCCTTACGTTACAGAGGATGCACTAAAAAAAGATAAAAAAGTTTCAGAAAAAATGGTTGGTTATTCGTATGCGGGGAAATTTAACACCTGATTTAAATCTATACTTATACAAAAGTTAATTTTAACTTTTAGCCTATAAGTTAAGAAAATTTATATTTGGCTCTCAGCAACAGTTACAGTAAGTATTTACAATTATTTACAATTATTTACATATTTGGGCTTGTATATATCGATTTAGTCGTTATATTAGTAAATGAGTTAAGTCACTCATTTGGGACAGACATCCCCCATCTTAGAGATTTTAAAAAATCTTAATTGGCATTTGAAATTCATGTCTCCTGAGTGGAAGTAGGTTCTCCCCATGTAAACGAAAGGTCAAGGTTTGAGGATGAGGCTATTTAGAGAATTTAGGATAGTCTAATATTTTTGAGACATATTAGAAATCTGTACGACCTTTCAAAAAACGATAGTGGAGGCAAGTTCTTGCCTCCTTGTCCTAGACTGTAGTTGAATGTGTATTCAGCCTGACGATTGCAAAAGCATGAAACAGTTAATTTTTTTATGGAGTTTTAGTATGACTAAAAATATTCAAGACTATGGTTTTTCAGCGGATGCAATCAAAGATTTAGCTAAGGCTGAAAAGGTAATTGGCGGTTTAAAAGATGCCAACAAAGAAAACACACAGACCATCAATGAAAATAAGATGGTTCAAATTGTAACCTCAATCTGCCATGTTGCACAGTTTTCAAGGACTGCATCAGGTAACCTGAGCAAGGCAGTCACAAAGGTTGTGTATGATGACCTGATGAACCATGCAGGCATTCCAAAGGCTCAGGCAAAAATTCTCAAAGAGAATGCGGTTAAGTTTGCTGAAAAGCATGACCTACCAACTCAAGTAACACCTGAGTACGTCAGGCAAATACTTGCTGATTTTGAGATCGATACTCAAACAAAGTGGGTTGCTCATACCAATGATAAAAAAGAGTTAACCTTAGCAGAAAAGGTTTGCAAGATGGTTTATGGTGCTGAGAAAACCAAGAAAGTTGATGGCATCGAGCAGACAGTATTTGTTGCCAACGATATCACGATGGATGAGATCAACCAACTTGAAGAGTTGATGGCAGATACCAAAAGGATTTTCATAGCTACACAAAAGGCTAACGAAAAGTCTAATGAGGATACCAAAAAGGACAACGATGAGACTAACGATGTTCTCGATGCTCTTTGCGGTTAATCGAATGCACAAATTGAGACAGATCAAATGCGGTCTGTCTCTGCTTGTTCAGTCGAGCAATAACAATAACAACAATGGAGTTAATACATGAATAAAAATCAAGAAATAATAAATATGTTTCGTGGCAGAATTTTACGAGGTGTATTTAAAAAGATGGATGGCTCAAGACGTAAGTTTTGGGGAGTTCTAAAGCAAGAGGAAAGGGATGTTCCTAACCTCGTAACAGTCTATGATTTTCGTATTGGCGAGTATCGTAGGTTTAGACTAGATCAAGGAGCTATAACATTAAATAGCGGTAACACTTGGTATAAATATAACCATGTAAATGGTGTAACACTTAAAACAAGGAGTGCTTAAATGAGATTATCATTAGCAAAAACAATAATACTTGAGGGTATTAAAAAGAACCTAGCACAAAAGTCAAACCACAAGCCAATCTCTTTCCATCTTGAAGGCTCGATGGGTATTGGAAAAACTGCTTTAGCTAGGCAGATCGCAGAGGACTTAGGTTTTTACCTAGTAAATATTTCCCTTGCTCAACTTGATCCTACTGACATAGGCGGTATGAGAATGCCTGATGGTAACAAGATGAAAGTCTTACAACCTGATTGGTATGTAGATGCTGACCGCATGGCTGAGATCAAAGCGGATGGTTACAAAGGTGTACTTTATTTCTTCGATGAGTTGCCACAGTCTCCAATTCTCAACATGAATATTTATGCTCAGATTTGCGATGAGTATAGAGTTGGCGAGTACAAGATCGACAGATCAGAGTGCTATATCATGAGTGCTGGAAACAAACTAAGCGACAAGGCAGGCACTAATCAGATGCCATCGCATTTAGTTGATAGGCTTTCATTCATCGAGGTTGAGGCAAACCTAGATGACACTTGCAATTACTTTTCAAAAAGCGGTGTTGATCATAGGTATATAGGTTGGTTAAGATTTCAGCCTGAGTTCTTGCATCAATTCAAAGTTGGAGAGAATGCATATCCTACACCTAGATCACATGAGAGATCATCTCAAATGTTATCTTGGAATTTGGATGCGGTTGCAATGGGCGAGGCTATCAGCGGTCAGATTGGCAGATCAGCATATGCAAACTTAAAAACATTCTTGGACATTTACAGTAAGTGTCCTGATGTAGATAAGTTGGTAGCTGATCCTGACAATGCTCAGTTAGTGGAAGAGCCTGCGATTATGTATGCTCTTTGCAGTTCTCTTTCAATGAAAGCTAACGACAAAAATATTGGTAACATTCTCAAGTACTTACAAAGGTTACCTAATGAAGAGTTCCAAGCCTATGTCTTAAAGGATGCTTTAGCTAGAGACAATTCTCTAAAGCAGTCTAAGGATGTTAGAGCATGGGCATCAGCTAAGGGCAATGGGAAATATCTCGTTGCCTAGAAGTTAATCTTAACTTTTAGGAGTGCAAATATGCATGATTTACCAAGGAAGATCGCAAGATCAAAAGTCAGGCTTATGCTTGATAAACTGTCTAAGGGATGGGGGTTTTATGCCTCTATCCTTTATCAGATGCCAATGGTTGTTAAAAACGATATCGACACTATGGCAACTGATGGCACTAGTATTTTCTACAATGAAGAATTTACTGATGCCTTAACTGAGCCTCAGCTAGATGGTGTAAAAGTTCACGAGGCATTGCATCGAGTTCTTAAGCATCATCTCAGGATGGGCAAGAGAGATCATCAGCTTTGGAATATTGCTTGCGACTATGCAATTAATCCAATCATTATTTCAAGCGGTTTAGTTTTGCCTGATGGTGCTTTGATCGATGCTAAGTTTAAGGATATGTCAGCGGAAAAAATCTACGACATTCTTCAATCTGAAAGCAAAGACAAGCCTCAGAATGGCAATGGTGTTGGTGGTGATAGCGGTCAGCCTCAGCCTCAGGCATGGGGCAATGTCGATGCACCTAGCAGTATGAGTGAAGATCAGGTCAAGCAAGAAGAGGCAACGATCGATGCTCAGACTATGATGGCGGTTAGTTCTGTTAAGAATAGGGGCGAGATACCATCAAGCATCAAGGACATAATCAAAGCTATGGAGAGATCACAGATCGATTGGGTCGATGTACTCAGGAGGTTTGTTGGTGGCGATCAGCCTCAGGACTACAGTTACCGCAGACCTAATCGTAGGCAATGGTATCTAAATGAGGTCATAACACCTACATCAAACATGGTTGGTTGTGGCAATGTGGTTGTTGCTATCGATACGTCAGGATCAGTCTCAAACAAGGAATTATCTTATTTCTTGGGCGAGTTAAACGAGATCACAAAAAAGTGTGGTGCTGATAGTGTGACAGTTATCCAATGTGATGCTGACATTCAAGATGTTAAGCGATACGAAAAGGGCGAGGATATCGAGCAGTTCTCAGTAGTTGGAAGAGGCGGTACTTGTGTTATGCCTGTGTTTAACTACATCGACAAAGAAAATATTAAGGTTGATAACTTTATATATTTTACTGACATGGGAATATTTGACTATCCTAAATCAGATGTTGGTTATCCTATCCTTTGGGTATCAAGTGATATCAGGGGCAAAGATGCACCAATAGGTCAGACTACTTATCTCAAAGTAGCCTAACCAATCCAAAGTTATCCACAAGCACCGCTGATTGGTGTTTGTGGCAAATCCTTAACTACTATCATTATTATGGAGATTTCATATGTTAAAAAATTTAGATAATCCCCAAGTTGTAAAGCACTTGGCTTTTAAGAATGCTCACGAAATTTTACAGTACAATCTATCCAAGTTCGGTCTTGATATAGAGCATATCAGGGCGATGGACTATAGGACTAGCAATAGAGATCAGGCAAAAAAAAATGAGTTCGAGAAACTTAAATCTTGTTTTGGTTACGATATGCAACAGTTCTTCGATGGTCAGTTAAAATTATATGAGGCGGTCAAGTCTTATAGAAAAGATATGATAAAAGGTTCTGTCACTTGTGAGACACATATGCATCAATATGACATATGGAAAACCGCCATAGAGATAACCAAAACAGAGGTTCAAAATTGGTGGAGAGACAATCATCCTAGAACGTCATGTAAAGTAAAATGTGACAAGGAAACATCAGGCAATGTCAGGATAGAGCAAGACCTAGACAGTTATTGGAAAGAGGGCAAACTTTTTATATCTCCTTTGTGGTTTCATAAGGTTTATAAAAAAGGCTTGTCTACTGTTCAGTACATGGGAAGACCTTGTTTTGTTGGCGATGTTCAAAAAGTAGAGATCGATAGATTATCTGCTGATGGCATCAATGCCTACAAAGTCAATATTGTTTCAGCAAAAAGTGGCGAGTTAAAAGTCCATAATGATATGTGGCTTGCATCCTATCAGGTCAATGAGGGATCAGTTGGTGTTGGCGGTGGAAAAATCGTAGCACCTGAGACAATCAATGCAGTTAGTCCTGAGTTAAGACGAGCAGAGACTAATGTTTCACAACGTATAACAAGAGAAGTTCTTGGTAACCTATTAGATTAAAAGGAGTTAAAATATGTCTAATTTAAATCAGAATGTTAATCCAAGCGATTTAGTCGCTTGGGTTCATAAGGGGTATATGTACTGCCCCATCCTTACAGTTGGAGATCAGATATTCAGCCATGAAATTATTGATATGTCTGATCCTGACAAAGAGCCTTTTTTTTACGAGGGCAGTTTTCAAAAATTTATGGATCGAGATACGTTTATTGATTTTGTAGATTACATGATCAAATCAACCAAGTCAGGTCTGTAAAAGTTAATCTTAACTTTTAGGAGTTTAAATATGAAATATAATTTTAAGCACTACCAAAACAGAATGTATCAGGACAATTATGTAAGAAATATTTACATCAAGATTGGCTTGGCATTCTCAATATTAATCTCAGTAATAATCATAGGAGTTTTATAATGGACTATGGAGATCATCAATGTGTGGGATGCGATGCCCACACATTTGGAATATATAGAGCCAATCCTAATTGGCATCTGTGTTGGAGTTGCTATGAAATGTGGCAAGATAATCAGGAAGAATTGCAAGAGGAGACAAGCGATGAGTGAGTTAGAAATAATCCAAAAGTTAGATGATATAATTGCTGATTTATTAGCGGATGGATTACACGATATAGCAATGAGTATTGAGATCGAAAAGCAAAAGGTCGCAAAACAATTTAACCAAGCTGAATTTAATAGTCAGCAAATAGATTTAGAGGAGTATCTATGAGCAAAATAAAATGGAAAGACCTACCGCCTGAGTTTACATATGAAATAACTTGGGCAGATGCCATAAAAGGTTTGGAAGATTTAGTGGATGAGAAACGTCTTGAGTTAATGAAAGATCAGGATTTTCATACTGCCCATCTATTAGATAAATATTTAAATATAATTAAGAGAGGTTATTAATATGAATATTAATCATTTATTTACTAAATCTGACCTAGTTTTTATAAATGTTCTGTTTGATTTTTACATAAAAAATTTATCAGAAGAATATAAAAAGGGTGATAATTTAAAAAGTTATGAGCAAATATTATCTATAAGAGACAAATGTATTAATAGATTAAATAAGAGGGGGGATTAATGGAAATTCAAACTATAAATGTAGATGAGATAAAGTCTCTGAGAAAAGAATTGGGATATAATAATGCTCAAGAATTATCAAAATTATTAGGCTTTGGTAGTGCAACTATTCCTAGATGGGAAAGCGGTATGTCTTCCATGAGTAAATCTCATGGACTAATGGTTGAGGCTTTCCTAAAAGTTCCTAGTTTTAGAGAATTTATTTTAAGCAAGAATGGTATAGATATGTTTGAAAATGGAGAATGGGTTGAAGAGGGTACAATCCATCTCTCTGAGGATCAAATGAAAGGTTTTATGAAAGACTTTGCAAAATATATGCATGGAGATAAAAATGAGAAATAATCCTGACGATTTATCTAATCAGCTTATAGCTAAGATAAAAAAAGAAATCTCTTCAGAAATAAGAGACTATAAAAACCATAGCCATGAAGACGATGTTGATAGTCGAGAGTTAGGTATTCTTGATGGTCGATATGAAATGGCTATGCAATTAAAAAACTTAATAAAAAAATGGGAGAATGAAGATGAGTAAAAAAGAATTTAAAGATTGGGAAGAAGAATATAAATACTATGAAGAAAAATATTATCCTATTACATGGGAAATTAATCATGGGCAAATTGAAATACATTGTAAAAATGGAAAGTTATTACCACTTGGTCATGAATTATACTCCATAGAGGCAAGTTTTATCCAAGATCAAATCTCGGACTATGGCTACTATAGTGGCGAGATATGTTGTATTTAACAAAGGAGAAATAGAATGATTGATAAAATATTGTTATTTTTAATTGGCATATGTGTAATGCTTATGTCTATTGTAACATTAGCTGATCCTGATGGATATTATATGCAAAGTGTCGAGGGCATACTCATAACTATATTTATAGGATCGATAGGTTTAACCATGATACTGTTTAGTTTTTTCAGTATCTTTTTTAAAGAATAAGGGGGAGAGATCAACTCCTGAGTGGTGGGCAAAAGTGGATGCCTGAGGTTTTGTATTATTGCCCTCTCCCTAAATGCTATACATCCCTAGATAATTGTTCCCTCGTCTTTATTCGACAATTATTGTGGGCAAAACTGCGATCTCTTTAAAGTATGAACAGTTAATGTATGGAAAGCCACAAAAAAGGCTCGTTTAAGCCTTATACAGAGGGGGATACCTCCCCCCTCTGTATCATTCCTACCAAATCAACCTTAAGTCTCTGTGTGAGGCTTATACAACCATTAAAGGATATATCAATATTATGCAGAAAAAAAAGCACGATCAACTAAGAATTAGGGATAGTCTTAAGGATATACACATACAAATCCAAAAAGAAAACAAATCTAAAACACCAAAAGAATTAGATATGCATGAAAGGTTTGAAGATGTCCCTGATAAACTTTCAGACAGAGATAAAATTGGCAGAGTAAAACGAGTATCCACCTCAGGCATTCAGCATATGCGAGGTGGCTCTACGTTTGAGCAATAGAAGTTAATTTTAACTTTTAGAAAAAAGAATGAGGGCGGTATTGGAGTTACCGCCCTCTTGCGTAAGAAGTGAGATGCTGAGAAAACAATCACTTTTACAGAAATCTAATCCCACCTTTTAAATAAGTCAACTATTTCTCCAACTTTCATAGAAATCTTTTATTGGCTTAACAATTTCCCAAACATTATTTTTAATAAATTCAATATCAATTCTAGTTAAATTTCTATCAGTTATTATTTTTAATAGCACCTCGTAGCAACTAGATCCACCTGCTGATTTTAACGAGGCTAGGCATTCAGTAACTTTTCTTTTTAATATCTCGTTATCGTTGCTCATTGTGTCGTAACTAGCGGTAACTCTAGGATTGTAGTTAGATGCCTTAATTCCAACCATGCCTGATTTATTATAATCCATCTGCAATTTATCCAAGATCATATAATTATCTAACGATATACTATCATTAAGTAACAACGTATCTAGGCAAGTCTGATCAACAACCCTCATCCTAACTTTATTTGTTTTGCCTATAAACTCAGGCTTAACAGTTTTATTGTCAAAATGGTACGTCTTCGTCATCGTCATCTTTTTCATAATAGTTTTTTGCTATTGGCTGATTTGTTTTTTTATATTTACCCTTAGAAAAGCTATCAGGTAAAAGCATATCCTCTGTAGTCTTATTAACACTAATATATCTAGACGTTATCTTATCAAAAGACAATGCACAATCCCCAATAGAACCTACCCAAGAAAATCTACATTTCCAAATCATTATCTGACTTATGCTTGACCCTGATGGATTAGGTCTGTGTACTGTCATCCCTATATCAGCCTTAGCAAACCAAGATGCACTACCTGATATATCGTATCCCTTAGGCGGTGGTACAGTTCCATCGTCTTTCCTCATCATCTTTGTTGGATGGGCAACAAACCAAATATGTATTCCATGAGCCTGAGCAAAAACTCTAAGTTTTGTCAGCATATCAGATATCCAATCAGTTTCGGATGTTGCGGTATCTCTTGATATGTAATTATATGGATCGATTACCACTCCCCTGACCCCGTGTCGCATAACCGCCACTTTCATTCTTTCTAAAATGCTATCCAAAGATGATAAACTGCCATCAGCTTGATAGAGAAAAGAAAAATGATCTTGCACAAATCTTTTCCCATCTTGCAATTCTTCGTGATTAAGTTTAGGTGTCATGCCATCAAAGAATGGCTTACCTTTATGCTTACTAATTAACTTAGCTATATGTATTCTAGGCTCGTTTTCAAAAGAGCATATCCCAAATTTCCATCCTTTTTCTTTTGCTATGTTAATCATAATCTGATCTACAAACTCAGATTTACCGCTTGATGGATGCCCCGTGACTACGGACAACTGCCCCTCTACAACTGTGTATAATTCGTCTACCTCTTCATATCCAGTAGATACACCTGAGCCTATACCTTTTTCGTAAATGTCATCAACCTCTTCATAAAAATGAGAGGCATCGTATAAACCTGAAACTGGATATGGTACTGGATTAGATGCCAAATCATCCAACTTTTGTCTGCCATGCTTAACTAAAACTTCATTGGCATCCTTGCAATCCTCAGGATATTCTATCTTGTAACATCTGTCTTTACCAACTCTCCTAGCTATCTCCTCAGCCATTGCCTGACCTGATTTATCGCTATCCATAGCTATGACAACCTTGTCACATAAATCCAATTTCTTTTTGGCATTCCAAATAAATTTAAATTTACCATCTTCATGGGCATCTATCTTGCCATCCACAACTTTCATTACTGCCCCATGCGGTATTGATACAACAGATTTGTACCCAACTTCCATGAAAGACAAGCAATCCATCTCTCCCTCGCAGATAATTACCCAATCGTTAGTTTCAACATTATCTATGTTGTAAAAGTTTACCGCTGATCCCTGAGAAGAAAAACCTTTATCAGGAAACGATCTTATCTTTGCAAAGTCTGTACTGCCTTTGGTGGTGTACGGAAAAACTATACAAGGCATTTCTTTTTTCTCAGAGGCTATGTATTGCTTTACATATTTTAACCCCCCTAATTTTGCCGTGTTCTCTGATATTCCCCTACTTTTTAAGTATTTTATACTGTCTGTATTTGCTGATAAATCTGACCAATTCTTGTTAACAGCGACCAATGGCTCTCTCCTTATTAGCTTAAAATTATTATCATTAAATCGTATTGAGCCATTCTCAGTACAATGCCAACAATTATAAACGATTGTGTCGCTATTAACTCTTAGCGATAATGTTTTCTGATCTTTTTTCTTTCTGTTTGGAGAACAAAAAGGGCAGTTTACCTTGTGTTGACCACTACCTAGTCTGAGGGCTTTTGCCCTTATATTTGATTTTAGTTCCATGTTTTCTCCTACGCAATGCGAAAAAGATAGTGCCATAAAAAATCCTAGTCAACGAAAAAAAGATATTAATTTTATAAGTTTAGAAAACAAAAACTAATTCCCTAGAGTACCCCCAGATAGAACAACCAACGTAAAAGTTAATTTTAACTTCCACTAGTATTACTAGTTATAACTAGTATATATATATTATATATTTATAACTAGTAGTACTGTTATAACTAGTTGGGAAAACTTCTGTTTTGAATTGTTCTTTTTAATTTCTCGCCCAAGTACCTAGCAACGATAGGTTTGCTAGTGGCAATTTTTTCTAAATGTATTTTTAATTTACTTGAATTTAATTCAGCCATATCGCAAACATCAACAAAATCATTGCTCTTCATCCAAATGGCTACGTTTAATTTTTCTTTTGGGCTACCTAAATAAAGATCAGAAATCGCTTGGCACATCACATATTTCCAAAGGCGACACTCTGACATGAGTTCTAGGTCTCTCTCTATCCAATCCCCAATATATGTACTTCTGTTTGACTTGTCTGTCATTAGCATATATTTTTCCTTGCATACAATCCAATATAACACTCTCATCTAAATCAGGTCTTCTCGAAGAGTAATATATAATTAACTCTACTTTTACGTCATTTTCAATAAGATTTTCTAATTGTGGGCATTGTAGGGCAAATATTTTCTCATAGTTCCTAGCTTTATCTGATTTTATGAGGGCAGGTCTTTTGCCAAATGTGACTATTTTTCTAGAGTTTGACTTACTTGCAGGCTCTCCCTCTATAATAAAATTTATTTTTTTATGGGTTTTTGTTGACATATTTGGGCTTTCCTATTACTTATAAAAATGCGTAAGGAGAAAATTACATGAAAATAACCAATAAGTTTGGTATGCCACAACCTTTTGTGGACTTTGCCATAAACGATAAATACAGTAAAGGCAAAGCTGACATATCTGTCACTACCTTGATAGATAGCCCCAAGATAAGATTGATGAAAGAAAAGCACGATCATGAAATAGAGGTCGATGCAGTTGATATGGTTTGGGCATTGTTTGGTACTGCGGTTCATTCTGTTTTAGAAAACTCAAAACAATCTAGCGATGTTATAACTGAGGAAAGACTTTATCAAGAAATTGATGGTTGGGTTTTGTCAGGTGCGGTTGATAGGCAAGAAATAAAAGATAACAATGTGACTATAGTTGATTACAAGGTTACGTCAGTTTGGTCTGTGATATACGGAAAACCTGAGTGGGAGAACCAATTAAATTGTTATTCTTTCCTAGTTTCAAACAAGATTGGTCTCTCTAAACAAAACGTAAGTAGCTTAAAAATATGTGCAATTCTAAGGGATTGGAATAGAAGAGATGCTGAAAGAAAAGAAGATTACCCAAAAGCACCCATAGTATTTGTTGATATACCTCTGTGGGATCACGAAAAAATATCAAATTATATTAAAGAAAGAATGGCTTTACACCAAGAGGCACAGATTTTGTCTGACTTGCATGGAGATGTAGGTCTTTGTAGCGACAAAGATATGTGGAAAAAGAATGATACATGGGCAGTAAAGAAAAAAGGTCAGAAGAGAGCCTTAAGAGTTTTAGATAGCGAAGAAGAAGCTATCAAGTACATGGAATGGCATAATGAAACTGACAAAGCCTATATCAAAAAAACAAATTTAGAAATGGAATTTCGTAGTGGAGAGTACACACGATGTGGCAACTATTGTTCAGTTGCTGATTTTTGTAACCAATATAAAGAGAGGGTAAAATGAAAGAACAAAAACCAAAAATTAAAAAAGTAATTAAAAAAGTTAAGAAAAGTGGTGTTGTTAAATTAAAGCCTAGAATAATAAGCGAAAGACCAAAGGATAGGTCTCTAATTGCTGAACATATTGTAGAGGCTACAAGTAAAGGAAAAGCAGATGATGTTTTTTTTCTTTGCAAAATTTTCTTTAAAATAAAAGACAAAATAAAATTATGGATGAAAAAATGAAAAGCAATATACCTGATAAGGTTGTCGAAACCTTAAAAGAAATCGGCATGACCCATCAAGAGGCAGGATGGAATTGTCACGGAACTTATGTACTTTTGCACAAAGCACTTGAAAAAGTGGCGGTTGCAAGAAAGATAAAGTTTGATGCCCCTCAAATATTAGAAAGCGATAGCAGTAAACGTATTGTTAGCTTGATGGTTATGGGGCATATGGGAGACAAATCAGAATGGTCTATAGGCGAGGCATCTCCATCAAATAATAAAAATAGTTATCCATATGCTATGGCAGAGAAAAGAGCAAAGGACAGAGTGATACTCAAGTTAGTTGGTCTTCATGGAGATGTATATGCGGAAGATGAGGCTGACAGTTTTAAAGAAGAACGACCTGAGGAAATAAAGGGCGGTACTGTTGAGACAGAAGATAAAGATGATCTTCCTGAAGTAACATTTAAAAAATTAGATAATACTGAAGAAACTGTAAAAGGTATCGAGTTTATCAAAGAGGTCTTTATAACATTTTTACCAATACAACATAACAGAGCAGACATAGTTGGTTTTTGGAAAAATAATAAAGAGGCAAGAGAGACACTAAAAGAACTCTCTTTAAAAGACTACGAAGAAGTAGAAATCGCTTTCAAAAAGAGAGCAGAAGAAATCGTAAATAACAAAGGAGAAAACGATGGAAAATGAAAATAAGTTTACTGCAACGGGAGCCTTGTTTACCGCTAAAAACAAGAGAACTGAGAATAGTCCTGACTACTCAGGGTCTATGGAATTAGAGATGGATGTTGTAGATGATCTCATTGCACAAAAGAATGAGGGAATATCTCAACCAAAGGTAAATCTTGTTGGTTGGAAGAAAGTGGCAAAGTCAGGTGTTCCATATCTTAGGATAATATCTAATGTTGAAAAAGCAAGATTGGATGCAAAGGAAGAAATGGCTGAAAAAAGACAAAACGATATAAAAAAAAATAATGCATCTGACGACAAGTTAGATGATGAAATACCATTTTAGAGGAGAGTTAAATGGAAGAAGAAAATAAAGTTTCTAATATAAATTTTGAGGCAGTTAAAACATCTATGATGCAAGATAAGAACGGAACTAACATCAGGCTGACCATACATCCTAATGATGTTCCTCAGGATTTACACAAAGATTGGGTTGGCTCTAGGTACATGGTTGTCATGGTTAAGTTAAATGAAGACGGAACACCTGATGAAAGGAAAGAAAATGACCACGAAGAAGTCACAGAACAAAGCTGACATAAATGCTGACTATTTAACTTTAGATGGTGTTGCCAAGCTATTAACTATAAGTAGAATGACACTTTATAAAATAATGAATGACGAGGATTCAAAATTTCCTAAAGGATTTGTTATAGTCAAGTCAGAAAAAAACAGACCCACAAAACTTTATAAGCGGTCTGAGGTTGTTAATTGGTTAGAAAACCAAACTCCTAGAAGTTAAGTTTAACTTATGAGACCTCTTTATGAGACAAATATTGACTTAAACTCAGAAAAAAAAGTTATGGACTACGTTTCACAATGTTGGAACGTAGTTTATTTTAAACTGCCAATGTCTTACAAAATGGATTATGCAGTATATCGTGATGAGGCATTAGTTGGTTTTGCAGAAGTTAAGTGCAGAACGCATACTTTTGGAACATTTCCAACGTACATAATATCATTAGCAAAAGTTTTAGAGGCTAGAAGATTAGGAAAAGAAACAAACACAACTCCCATTCTCGTTGTGTCGTGGCTAGGTGCGTTGGCTTATTTAGATTTTTTTTCCCCTTTCACCATCAAGCAAGGGGGTAGATCAGATAGAGGCGATTGGCAAGATCAAGAACCAATGTGCCACTATGAATTGAAGCATTTTAAAAAGGTAGGAGATATTAATGAAACTAGCAGATGGGTATGACGATGCATTCGTAGGTAGTAGTATAAGTGCCTTCGACAGAAAACAAGTGGCTATATATGATTATGATAAATGTTTGTTAATATTAATGCATGATTATGGCTTGGATGAAGAGACCGCTATAGATTGGTTTCATTTCAATGTCATAGGTTCGTGGGTTGGGGATGACACTCCAATATTTATAAATCAACATAGTGTCAAGAATATAGAAGATTACAAGGAGGATGATGATGAAGAAGAATGACAATGTAAACAGACCTAAACACTATAGAAAAGGTAGTGTCGAGTGTATAGACGCAATCAAAAGTGCTACGGGAGATGGCTACCAATTCTACTTACAGGGAAACATAATCAAGTACATGTGGAGATTTAATCATAAGAATGGATTAGAGGACTTGCAAAAGGCTCAATGGTATCTCTCAGAGTTAATTAAAATAAAAAAGAAAAAATGATAGTATGATAGTAGTTGGTGCAAGATGGTCGCTTTTACGTTACTTTATGCGATCCCTAGATCAAAGACCATCTTAAACCAACGTATAAATCTACTTATTTGTCTCCGCCACATCTGGCTGCGGGAAAAAATACAATTAAAATCACTAACTTTTGGATACTTGGTCGTTTAACTTAGCTGTCATCCCGCTGCAGAGAAATTGGGCTATGATATACTTAACTTTTAGCTATAAGTTAAAATTAACTTTTAACCTGCTTTTTTGTATCCTACTGATCTCATAAGTATAAGACCTCTTTGCTGAAGCTCGTTTATCTTCTGTCTTCTAATTCTTATGATCTTTTTCTTAGTTTCTTCAGGTATTCTAGGGTTTCTCTCTATTTCTTTAATCTGTCTTTGCATTCTATTTCTTGCATTATCTATAGCTTTCATTCTTCCTATAATGCTTAACTGTTTCTTATTATCTTCGTAGATAGACCTGACCGCACCAATATCTCCTGATTTCCTTGCCATGTCTAGTTGTGCCTTCAACGTAAATAGGTCTTGTCTGTTTTCTAAATAGTTACCCGTATCTGCTCTCGGGGAAGGCGTGGTTATAACCTTTCTAGCTAAGGGGATACTATTGACTAAACTACCCTCAAAGTCTCCTTGTAATGCATCGTATATGTCAACGGGAGCCTCAAGAGTTCTCATTGTAAATCTTCCAACACCACCCGTGAAAGTTCCTATCCAATACTCCATTATGTCAGGAGACATATCTACATATCCGCTTTCTATATCGTCTCCACCCGTTAATGAATTTATCCCACTTGCAATAGATTTAGTTATTTCACTAGTATTAGACCAGTACTGAGAACTATTAGGTTTCTTTACAGATGCGTAGGTAGGCGATTCTTTATAAATAGGGTCTCCTTTGTAGTCCTCATTCATATAAACTGAAGCAAAAGGGTCTATTACAGTAGGAAGAGCAAAGTTTAAAAAGTTATCAAAAGCGCCTATGGGACTAATAGCTTCTACAGTTGTTCCAACGATACTGCTTGTTGCTTCGCCCGGGGTGTATTCGCCTCGTGCAACCCTGCTCATACTTCTACCAAAATTAACCGCCATATTTAATCCATACGCAAGAGGTATAGTAATATGTTTTTCTCCTGTAAGACCAAAAGTTGGTACAATTATATTATGTTCTAATATATGCTGCGGTAATTCGTCATAATCATTAATACCATCTTCATCTTCATCTCCTGCAAACAGCCCATTCATCATGTCTTGCATAATTCCAAACACAATTAATCCTGCCCACATTTTTCTAACCTTAGGCGATTTAACAGCCGCGTTTACAAGTGCCATAGATCCTTGTAATGATGCATTATAAAATAAATACATAGAATTAAATACTGCTTTATTCTCACCACCTTTGGCAAAGTTAACAGTTACGTTCCTAGCTGCTTGAGCTGCCTGTATCTTAGACACGCCTCTATCACGAAGTGCTTTATACAAAGCAACCCTAACCCCGTTCTCAACTGCAGTATTAGCATTATCAAGCACAGACATTACTGATCTTATATTTTTACCTGCAAACTGATTTTTATTTAGCCCTAGCTTTTGTTTTATACCGCTATCAGCTACATCTCCTAAAATGCTTCCTATATTGTCTATTTGATCTTTTACGTCACTCATTTGGTTGGTGGCATTCTTACCACCAGCAGAAACAAACTCCTTGTATATATCTGACCATTGATTAGGTGCATTTTTATCTAGAAAAGGAACGCCTAACAACTGTGCTATGCCTTTAACGGCAGATGGAGTTCCTTTAATAACCTCAGCAGTCATACCTTTTTCATCATATTCTTGCATGTTTATACCTGCTGTCTCTAAATCTCTAAAGAAGTTAGGTATTACGAATGAAGGGTTATATGTTGTATTAACTGCAGAAAGAAATCTATTAAACTTACCCATACCTCTGACAAGAAAGTTGTTTTGTTGAGGTGTTAATGCTCCGTTCATAGCTTTTGCTATTCTTGGATCTTTAATAAATATAACTCTTTCTGTTCCGTTTTCTTTATATTTAAACTCATTATCAGATTTAATACCCATATCTCTTCTTTGAACAGGTGTTTTGTTTGTTACATCTAAACCAATCTTTTCCATTTCTTTTTTTAAAGATGCGTTAATAGCTGTAGTTCCATCAGGTTGTTCTTCTTGGCCCTCAAGAAGGCGAGCAAACGATTGACCAACTTTATTTCTTTCAGCCCTATCTATTGAGTTATTATTTTGTGCCATCAAAGATGCAGTTAAATTTTCAGCATAATCATTTACAGCGGCTCTGCCAGTTGCTCTTTTATCCTCCCTGCCAGTTGCACCAAAGAAATTAGTATAAACTCTTTTTCTTCCGTATGTGCTTTCTAACATAGACTCAACTTCTATGTCGCTGTCTCCTTGTAACGGTACATAAGAACCATCCTGATATATAATTATAGGCGGGTCTCTGTTAGGGTCTCTTGCATCTGCCGGTAATAAACCTGCCTCTATACGTCTGTCTATTGTGTCTTCATTTATTCTTCTAGCAAACTCCCTTAACTCATCAAATTTTGCCATTTCTGCTTGTTCTAAACTTGCATGCCATGCAATAATTTCATCAGCTTGTTGATCAGTCATACCTGATCCAGACTGAGTTTCACCTGCTGATTTATTTCTAAGATAAGCATTTCTTTGTTTGGCATGAAATGCATACAAGACCGCATCTGTCATAGCTAACTTTTTACTAATATAATCTTTTTCTACGCTTTCAAAAAAACCCGGGGAGCCACCAGCACCCTTAATATCTCTTAACTCTTGTATTTTATCTTCACTAATATTTAATGTGTCCATTGTATCAACCATAGGTTGAAATAACTCTTCTTGGACTTGTGTAACCTTATCTCCTACTATTCCTTGATACACTGACTCTTGCATATATGTATCCATAGCATCTGTAATTGTGAAACCATTCTTTCGTAGCTCATCCATCATAGCACCCACAGGTAACATAGCATCTTGAAAGTATGTTAATATTCTTTGCGCCCTTGCCTTTGCAAGGTCTGGCTCCATAAATACACCTAAGCCTTTAGCTATAAATCTAGATAAGTTGTCATATTTAAGTTTAAGTCTTTTTACCCTTATATCTTCTAAAAGTTCAGCAGAATTAGGGCTTGTTGTTTGTGTTGGGTTGGCACTAATACTAGAAAACTGAAACCTTTGTTTAGCCGCTGTGTTCTGTGGCTTAGAAAATGTAGTCCTAACTTGATATAAAGGTCTCCACTCAAACTCTTTTGGCGCAAATACTTGTCTTACATTAGCAGTAAAGTTCTTTGGCTTAACTCTTTTTACAGCTTTAAACCCTTGTGGTTCATATTTCAAAGACATAACTAGAGTTCTTTCTTGAGGAGCCTTGTTTGAAGGTCTTGGATTATCTCTAGTCCATCTCCTACCATACTTATCTTTACTCATGGTAGATCCATCAGGAAACTTACCATTTGCATCAGGTATCATGCGTTCTTGTGTCTTTAGTGGTGCATTATCCCACTCAATTCTAATATCATTATTGCCTACACCACCATCAGGAAACACTCTAATGCCATAATCTTTAATTCTTTTAATAGTATTTGTATTTCTAGAGTCTCTTAAATAATCACTATACTCATTAAGCATAGAATAAACTAATTCTAGAGGGTCATTATTTCTTACATCATGATACTTTAGTATAGTCTCTGCATGAGTAGGCAGCTTTACGCCTATGTCATCAAATCTATCTCCAAACATATGCTCGTAACCATAGCCACCATACTTGCCTTTTCTATTAGCTAACTCAAAATGTTCTCCTCTAGGCATAACAACATAGTTGTTTGTGCCATTCATAGATTGAGCCATTCCATAAGTAAAAGGATTGCCATATTTGTAGTATGCTTTTATGTCGTAACCACCAAGACCTGTAGTAGTTTTCTTTAATTGACTTTGTGGCAACATAACAAAACTCTTAGGGTCGTCTAAAGAAGCAGGTCTTCCAATCATAGAATACTTCATATCTAAAGCATCTTCTTCTAAAACAGCCGCCTCTGATCTTGGCAAACCTTCAAATGGATCAGTTTCTACGTCTGTTTTGTTTGTTCCTTGCTCTCCTGCAGAATCTCTATCATCGCCTTTGCGAAGTTGTCCATCTGGTCTAAGGGAACCTGAGACACTAAAGAGTCTGCCTCGCTCTGCTGGGGCGATCCTAGTGATTGCGTCTGCGATTCTTTCATTGCTTACTCCTCTTTCTTTTAATAATTGTATAGCTCCATCTAAGTAGTCGTTGTCATCTCCTTGACCTTTTCTAACACCAGATGCAAACCAAAATCTTTTTTCTGCAAACCATTGCTGTGCTTGAAAGTCAGCCATAGTTAGGTCTATTTTACCACCAGATCCATCTTTTAATATTTCTCTGGCTCTATTAGTTATTTTTCTTATAACAAGTCTTTCTCCACCATTTGTAGGGTCTTCTTGTAATTGATTTTCATGATTTGCCACAAGTCTTTCTGCAGCTTTTTGCATTTCTGTTTTTACTGGTCTATTACCTTCAAACTCTTTACTTCCAAATTTAGTTTGAAAATTATCACTTAATACTTTAGAAAACTCAAGAGCATTGCCTCTTGTAACATTATCTATGCCCATAGTTTTCATGGCATATTCAATTTCATTTATGTCAAATTCATTTAACGGATCTGCATATAAAGTTTTATTTTTTCTTGTGCTTATACCCTGTAAATTATTTAAAACTCTATCAAAATTAGCATCTAATGTTACTTGTTTTCTTGGTTTTTGAAAAGGTCTACCTATAAGTCTATTAAACATTCTCATAAACCACATATCCATAGTCAAAGCATCATAGTTGCCACTAAGATTTTGAAAAAATCCTTCTCCTATCTTAGCACCAATAACATATGATCCCGTAACTTCAGTTGTTGAGTACTCAGAAGCAGGTACTTTATAAGGAATCTCAGTACCTACTGGATTTTTAACTGTTGATCTTTTTTTAGCTATTTCTCTAGGAATAGTTAATAACAAACCTTTTATTCTAGGGTCTTGCCTTAACTTGGCAGGAGTAGTCTTCATATTCATAAGCTCATATATTTGCTCAGAACTTTGACCTTGATTCTTTAACGCATTATAAAATGCAAAAGAATTTTCCATTGATTTGGCAGAATCTCCCCAACCTTGTATTGGAAACCTTCTATCTTCAACAACTTCACTTGAATTAACCCAAGCATCATAAATTTTACCTGCATAACCAAAATTAGGAACAGCACCAATACCATTAGATGTAACACTTAATGCCCAATCAAATGCTAATCTATTATCAACATTCTTTGCTATATCTTGATAAAGACCAACGTCAGGGTCTTGCAGTAATGCTTTAGCAGCTTTTAATGTTCTGTCATACCACCCTAAAGCGCTTTGATCTTGATTATGTGCCGCAAATCCTTCAGCTGCCATCATAGTCGCTACATCTTCTTGTGCTTTTTCTGCTATAGCTGGGTCATCAGAAAATATATCAAACGTAGCAGCATTACCCGCAAAAACTTCGTATCCCTTAGCTTTGGCATGATTTAATGGGGCATGAGCTACAAGAACATTATTTGCTTTAGCTTCTGTGGCTTTTTCTGGATCAGTTTGATATTCTGGCTGAACATTAAAAACACCAGTTTTTGGCTCTTGACCTTCCTTTGGTTCTGTAAAAGGATCAATCATTCCTGTGGTATATTGATTTGCAACAGTGAACTCTATGAGAGGCTTGCCATTCGGGCCGAGTCTTTCAGTAGCTAGTTCTATTGGGTTTTGGCTTATTGTAGAATATTTTATTCTTTGTCCGGATGGATCTTCACGCCTTGCCTCAACAAATTCTTGACTATATTGTCGTATATTTGATCCAATTCTTGCTCTGCGGTCGCTACTGTAAGTACGATCTTGTTTGAGTCTTCGGATTCCTTCTTCGGTTTTTGTTTCATAGAACTCTCCTAAGTCAAAAATTGCTAACTGATTTCCTGCTTCTGCAGTATATAATGCATCTCTAGGGTCTTCAATAACCATAGTTGCATCTAGATAAAACAAACCATCACCATCAGGATTATCTTCTGTCTTTTTATTTAACCATCCACCTGCATAAACTTTATTATCTAAACTTGCTCCACCAACTATTTTGGTCATTATCTGCACATTCCTAGCAAAATCTCTTATTAGACTAGGTGTGATTAATTCAGGTCTTGTTACGATCTCAGCAGCCTTAACTGGAGCAACCGCCTTGCCTTTATTAGGAATAATAAATGTATCAGGATCTATTGTGAAACCATCAGGATTGTCTTTTATAAAACCTATTAACCTATTTTCAAATCCCTCAGATGTTTCTGATATCTTAGAATATTTAAAATTAGACTTACCTTCAAATACAGGGTTTCTAGCCATAACTAATGGGCCGACCTGTATAACACGGTCCGCAGAAGCAACAGGCTGAGTAGTCATTCTGTCATAAAAATATGAATGTCTTTCAGGATCATATCCAACCTGAACATATGACGGGTCGTTCATAGCCGCTACAGCCTCTGCATGAGCTGCATCAGGCGTAGTTTTCTCTAAGTTACCTTCTATGGTAGCAAAAGGACTCTTTGCCCCACCCATAGCTACCTTTAAACCCTTTTCTTCTTTTGCGGTTCCCATTAAAAAATTTGCATTATTTACTATTGCTACACTGTCATGTGATATTGGGGCATCTTTATTCTTAGATAATCCTAGTCTTACAGTTTCAGCAGAGCCATGTATTGTCGGAACCCAAACCCCTTTTCTTGTATAAGCTGGGATATCTAATCTTAACTGTACTTCAGTTCCTTCTGGAACATTATCCAAAGCATTTATTTTTTCTGCTTGTTTATCAGTCAGTGCAAAACGCATCTCTTCAACTGTTGCAGGTGCCGGTACAGTTTCATACGGCACTATCGGCTTTACTTTATTTACTAACTTATCATACTGCTCATATGTAATTTTACCTTCTGATAATCTTTTTGCTGATTTCTGGAGTGCGTCTAGTCTAGCAGTAACGTCTGTAAATGATTGCTTTATTCTTTCTATATTACCTAGCTCAGGTCTTATGTACCCGGCAACAACACCAGCAGTAGAGAACTTTTCATTACTTTTGGCAGCTTTTGGAGTGGTTTGCCTCTTTTTAATCTCTGTTTCTGTCTTACTAGAAGCAATATTAGCAAATATTTGATTAGACTTAGTAAATCCAGCATCATAATTACTTGTAAATATAGCTTTTATAATTCTAACTATTCTGTCAAATAAACCTTTAGGCTTGCCAACTACTTTAAATCTGCCATTTGCATAGTCTCTAAACATTTCTGCAACAGCTTCTTCTTGCAACCCTTCCTCAGTCATGCCTTCTTGATTTCTATATATGGCTGTAGCTCTTTCCATATATGTGTATTCTTTTGTCTCAAATTTTCCGTTAACTTCTACTACATATTTTCTTTTTGTAGCCGCTGTAACTAAAATAGCATAATCAGCATCAGTAATGGCACCCATATCTCTTAAGGCATGTATTATTTCGTGGTTTAAAACACCAGATAATTTCTTTGTTAGTTGTGCCTCTGTAAGATTTGGATCATATAAGTCCATAGCCAAGCCAATAATACGCTTACCATCAGGAGTTGATGTAAAATAACCCTCTATAGCAGGATTAAGGTTGCCTTTATCATCCGCAATAATTGATTTACCTTGTAAATTAACATCGCCTATACCCATATCATTTAATTGTTTTTTTAAATTATTAAGTACAGAAGTTAATTTTAACTTATACTCATCTGTATAAGGTGATTTTGCAGCTTGATCAGACTTTGTTTTTGATGTGTAATCAGGAACAACATTATCTGCATCTACCTGCTCTGTTTTTTCTGTTTTTACTTTCTTAGAAGCAGCTTCTAATATGTCTGCCTCATCCTTTAATTTTAAATATTCTTGAGCAAGCGCATCTTTTTCTTCTTCAGATACAGTTTTGCTTTGAAGATTAAGTATTTCTTTAGCTCTTTGATTTATAGCATCTGACTTCGCTTTGATATCCAAAACTTTTTCATCTGCTTTAATATATCTACCTTTTTTATCTTTAGTAATAAGACCTTCTTGCTCTAAAGATTTTAAAGAGTTATCAACAGTTGCGTTTGTTATCTTTACAGAGTCACCAAAAACATTTTGTAAAGATTTTTTTAATGCATTTTTGCTAATTTTGCCATTTACAATCAGATCTTCTATTGCAATAGCTGCTTGTTTATTCTTAACGCTTTCAGCATCTTCTTTTTGTTGTGTAAGTATAGGTTTTTGCTTACCCATTTCTCTTTGCGCGGCACTAGCACCAATAACATCTTTTAATTCTTCAATAGAAACTTCCGCACTAAGATCCATACCGAGCATTGATCTACGCTTAGCAATTCTCTCTGCTTCTTGTTTTGGTAAATTTTGTAAAGATATACCTAAGAAAGGCTGGTTTGTTTCTCTGGCAGCCGCCATAATAGCTGACGCATTTTGTTCACCTTTAGTCTTAAGTTCTTCTATAGACTCAGGGACAACTGATTTTTCTATTTTTTCAGTAGGGCTTTGTTCTTCGTTTTCAGCAACTGGCTTTAATGACTTAGAGTAATTGTCATAGTTTTCTTTTCTTTTTAATGCCTGTCTATTTAAATCTTTTATATCAGCGTCAAGCTGCATTTCTTTCTTATAAAACTTGTTTAACTGTCTTCCTCTTACACTATCAATAACCAGATTTAATGCGGCACCCGCTCCACCACCGTACACTGCATCATCATAAGCACTTTGACCAACCTCTAAATCAGGATTGTATTGTCCCTTTTCAATCATATCTTGAACAACACCAGCAAAAACTTCTTGGCTACCTTCCGCTAACCCAACACCAAATGCTCTTTTTAACCTGCCGCCTATTGTTAGCAATGCAGCATCTGTAGCGTCTTTAGGGACTTTTTTAAGAATCTTCATGGCAGTACCAAGAGTTCTAAACATAGGAGTGAAAGGTAAGGCTTCTGTTGTTCCTAACAATCCACTTAATGCTACAGCATTTCTTTTGGTGTCTTCATCTATTTCACCACCATTCTCAATAAAATTTGCCATTCTATTTAATTGATCAGCAGATTGTAATGCGGCACCTTGTGTAGCCATTGTTCCTAAAGCACTAGCACCTGCCAGTCTTGCTCCGCCACCTAATAAACTTGCACCTTTGGCTACAGCTGTACCCGGAACAAAGAATGACAATAAAGAACCTAATGCCTGTCCAGATTTACTAGAGACACTTTCATTCATATCAAATGTATTTTGTAATGATTCTACTTTTTCATTAGACCATTCTTGTGCAGCCTTACCAAAGTCTGTAGATCCTATATCATATCCACCAACATACTCTCCAAGAGCTGATAGACCACCGGGTATTTGGGCAAAGCTAGAAAGCGCTCCTCCAAGAGTAGACTTACCAAATGTTAATAGTCCACCTTCCTCATCTGAGGCCGCTTCTTCTGCAGGGCCCTCAACAAGGACACCATCGTTAGATATAAAGTTTTGTATCTTGTCAAACTCTTCAGGGTTTGGATTATCCCCCTCTATCTCAAAGTCATATAACTTTCCAGATACAGGACTTATAGTTGAGTACATTCCCATTTAGGCTTCCTTTTGAGACGCAGGTAAATCCTTAACAAGTATTGAGTTTCTAGGTCTTATCTTAGCTGAATCATACAACTGTGACTTTTCTGTTTCAAGTTCAATTATTTGTTGTTGTAATTGTTTTATTTGGTCATCAACACCGGGTGTACCAGCAAGTTCAGATAAATCACCTATCTCTTTTCTTATGGCAGTAATAGAATTATTATATGAAGATATTGCGCTTAATGCATTTGATCTTGTTAACTGTCCTTTTGTTCCTGCTTTTATTTGAGCTTGTTTAAGTTTGCTGCGCGCATTCAATATGTCTGTTAATCCTTCTTCATATCTCTTGTTAGCTTCATTAAAAGCTGTCAGCCCTGCTGTGCCACCTTCTCCTATAGCACCTGCTAATGTAGGTTTATCAGATGCCATTATAGCTAATCCTGCTTGAGCTAATGCCATATACTTATCAAAATCTTTTGATTTACTTAAATCAGCTTGTCTTTTTAACAATTCTTCTTCAATAGTTAATGGTGTGTCCTTAGAAGTTAAATTTAACTTTTGTTCAGTTTTTTTCTCCGGTTGTTTAGATACTGCATCATTTAATGCTTGATCCATATCTTTAGCATCTTCTAACTCTTCTTCTTCTTGGTTTCCGGGTTGTGTAAAAAAATTATAAACTGGATCTGTAACTTTTTTTGCTAAATCATAGCCGCCTTCTGCTATATTAGAAAATCCTTCAGGTATTAATCCTATATTTCTTGCAGAGCCTTTCATCATACTAGTAAAGCCTGTATCATCTTCTTCAGGAACAAATAAATTTTTTAATGCTTCTTTATTATCAAGCATAGCTTGAGGCATACCTTTAATATATTCTAAAAACTCATCACCATAATTTGTTTCTTTTGGCAATCCATCTTGTGCTTTTATAACGCCACCTTCTGCAAATCTTCTAGACTGACCACCAAAAGGTACATTTCTTAATTGACCACTAATAGGCTGATGTTCTCTTAAATCTACTGAAGGCATAACTGCAGGTCTAACCATACCTTTACCACCTATACCTATTTGTGGTGGAGGAATTCTTCCCATAAAAGGTTGACGCATTTCTAAATGAGGTCTGGGTTGAGACATCATTGGTGGCACTCTGTCCATATTATTATCTAAATCAATATTAAACTTTTGCTCTGCTTCTTGTTGCACACCATCTAAATAAGGATCTATCTCTTGACCCATGCTATTTCTTATTTCATTACCAAACTGCGCTAGTCCTCCAGAGGCCATCTTCATAGGTGCGCTTGTACCCACACCTTCTGATACTGCACTTTGAGGAGCCATTGCTTCAGGCATACCCATCATACCTTGTTGAGGCACACCTGCTGATGCTACAGCTTCTTCAGCCACTGTAGGTTGTTGCTGTGCTTGCCTAGCTTCAAAGTCACCCTTAACTCTTTTTCTTCTATTTAATTCAGATAAAACGAGAAATTGCGGTGTAGAGCCACTAGGCTGTTGCATTTCTTTAACAAGCTGATCTTGAGAAAAATTTTTTAAATCATCTTGAACTTGTAATAAATTCATCATTAGCCTGCTATCCCTTTATATAATCCTAAACCAGCTATACCTGTGCCAAGTAAATCTTTTACAGGATTATATTGCTGAAATTTAGTTGTTTCAGTAGACGGCTGTACAGGTATACCTCTTAACAATGAAGAGTAAAACTGTAACTGCTCTCTTGGATAATCTCTTTGTCTAACAAAATCTTCGTAATCTAAGTCAAGTCCTGCTTGATCTCTTGCCTGTCTGTCTTTAGCTATCTTTTCTAACAACTGTGCAGACTCAATATCACCTGCTCTAGCCTTCTCTCCTAATGAAGCTAACTGCATACCCTGTTGTGTAAGAGCGTCAGCCGCACCTAATCCAAGTTTTTCTGCTGCCATTCTAGACTCTCTGTCTGCACCAAATTGTCGCTGTGCATCTTCAAAAGCCTTTTGCTGACCTGTTGCCTGTATTTCCGCAAGTTGTCTTTGCAAACCTTCACCTGCAAGAGCTTGTTGCACACCCTGTCTAGATCCACCAAAGGCACCTTGTTGCACAGCTTGAGCATTTCTACCAGCTTGACCTCTATTAAAGTCCAATACTGCTTGTTGTTTTTGTACATCTAATACATTCTGCAAGTAAGGTGACATATACTTTTGTGCTTGTGCAGAATCAAAATCTTGTGATTTGTATTGTGTTCCCTGTAACGCTCTATTCATTGCAGTCGTTGTACCTGCTGTTGCTGTATCAAAACCAGCAATAGGAGACCCTGCAACTTGCCTTGCTAAGTCTCTTGATGCTTGTGTGTCTTGATTTTCTGCAGCTAATCTTTGACCCTCATAAGGGGTATAGTCACGCTTTGACTCCGCCTCTGCTCTTTCAATTAATCTCGTAGCGTACGGCTCATAATAATCAGGCAAAGATGTTTGTGTTATATTTTGTTCCGTTGGTTGACTTGGAGGTCTTGATCCACCTTTACCCATTATCTATCTCCATTCTATATGCTATATACTCAGGTTTCCAGTTATAACTTTTTAATACCTTAGTCCATGCTTTTCTACCATAGCCTTCTAAATGACTACATCCACAATCTTTTGCAAAACTATTAAATTTTTCTAGGGCAATAGGGAGCCATTCACTCATTCTTTTGCCACCTACCCAATCCATAGCTAATGCTCTTCTGTTAGGATATTCTATTAATCTAGTTGTTATTGCAGCTATCACTTTTTCATCTTCCTTTTCATCTATAATTAGCCATAAATTATAGTATCCTTCTTTTATATGCCTATAAATATCATCTATATGATACTTACCGCCACTTGTTTGTATGGCTTTGTTTAACATCGCACTAACATCGCCCCAAACTATATCTGTCGCCTCTAGAGGAACTGCCGTGCATATCATGCAGGCAACATCATCTCATCAGGCACTGCAGGTGGTTGTGTAGTACCACCAGTTCTTAATTGTCTTACTCTGTCCATCATTTCTTCTAGTTTATTGGAACCTGCGTCTGAAGACCCATTTCCGATGCCACTAACAACGTCAGCAGGAACAACAAACTCACCATCACTAAGTAATACATCTTGATCTCCTTCCATAGAAGCAGGTATCATGTCAGACATACCATCACCAGCACCCCTTACCATACCATCCCCTTCTTGTTGACCAGATGGTATATCTCCAGACTGAACTCTTGTCATAAGATCTTGTAATGCCTCTTGTCCAAACTGAGCTACAAATTGACCTAGTATAACTTTTTGTTGATCAGGATCGGTTACTTCGCCTTGTATGACATCTATTGCACTACTTATTAACTCTTTGTCATTCATGCCTTCTTCTGTCATGCCACCTAGACCCATATCCATAGCCATCATATCGTCTTCTACTGGACCTCCTTCGGCCATGTAGTTTGGTGCAAAGTTATAGTCAAATTCACTGGTATCTTTTGGATCACGCTTTTTCTTAAATCTAACAGTATCTTCAGGGGCCATACCTTCAGGAAAAATTCTTTTTTCTTTTTTCTCATATTCAGGTGGCTTAATCATTGAATCTGCCATTAAACCGCCCAATCCACCACCTATAGCCTCTGGTCTAGTTAATGCAGACATAATTCCAGATTCTGCCATTGGAGCGTAACCTGATGTCATTGTTGGTATAGCGCCCTTAATTGCTTCTGCGGTTGATGCACCGCCACCGGCTGCTCCGGCAACATTAGAAAATCCATATGGAGTTGCAGTTGTTGCCGCCAAATTAGGATCAACAGTAGCACCGCCTACGCCACCTAATTGACCTCCCAAGTATCCGCCAAGCCCTCCTAAAGCAGCGGCTCCCAAGGCATCTTCTGTGCTACCGCCTTGTAATAATGAGCCTATTCCACCGCCTATTGCACTAGCCATCATTGGAGTCATACCAGATATAGCAAATCCTGCTGGTCCTAATATCGCTGGCGCTGCTAAACTTAATATTGTTGATAACATATTATGCTCCCACTGCTTTCATTCTGCTTATTAATCTTTCTGCTCTGTTTGGTACTTGTGTTCTCCACTTTGACTGATGCATCTGCTTTGATGCCTCTTCCCAATTACTTTCAGTTATAGCTTTCTTTAGTTTACTAAATTTTGAGAGCCTTGTGTACCCCAGATTGTACATCATATTGCATAATATTAATTTTACTTCCTCTGGCAACCTATAGAAATCTTTATATAACTTTTCGCAATCTTCTATAGTTCCTTGTATATCTTCATTAAAACAGCTATTTACACGCTTTCTACTTACCGGTGTGCCAACAGGCATACCATGTTCTGGATCTATCTTTTTTACAAGGTGACCAATTCCAAAAGTTGGTAATTTTAAATGATCGAGGTATATTTCAGGAACGTTCCCCTCGTCTGCCTCTATCTCTAATCTTAGTTGCTCTATATCCACGACTATCTCCTTTGGTTTCTTTTAACACATTGCACATGTTTATAATAAAAATAATTGCCTATCTTATTAAAAAACTTTGATAATCTTAACCATGTCCAAATCATTTTTTGTTAGCTTTCCTAATACTTTCTTTGCCTTTTTTAAATATACTAGCTACATCCGCCTTACCCATAACCTTTGCTCTTTGCTCTCCAACAGTCAAGATTTGTATCTTTCTTGCAAAAGGTTTGCTAACTTTCTTAACTTTAGCAACTGTAGCCCTTGCATCTGCAGGTGTTGCAAACTTAATACTCACTGTGTCTTTTGGGTTTTCATCGGTATATAAACGTCTACCAGAACCTTTTGGCTTTTTACCTGTTCCTACTTTGGGATCTTTTTTCTTTGCCATTTTTCTTCTTATCCTAAAAAGTCTATCTGACATTATTTTTTCTTAACTGTTTGCTTTGCTCTTTTAAAATTCTTTTTAGAAGGCGCTCCTTTTGCACCAGCTTTACGCATTTTCTCACCACTACCAGCAGCTATTCTTCTTCTCTTGGCTTGTATATTTCTATATAAACTCATTTAGTTAACCCTTTCTGCTTTTCATATGTTCTAAGTCCGCCCAATCCGAGCATACCCATCAAGACAGTCATAAGTGATCCCATATCAAAAGTTGGTAAATCTGGTATTTGTATAGTCAAATATGCACAAACAAACATAGTAACAGGTGCCAGTACGAAATGCCAACATAGGGCAATACCGCATGTCCAGCCAATAAAGGGGCGCCATCCAGCAACAAAGATTGATTTATGGGTGGCTTCTGCCTTGTTAATTTCTAATTGACCCTTTGCAAGCTCCTGCGCATGATTCTCAGCCATAGTTGCCACTTCATGTGCCAACTTGTTTTTCATGTCTTTGTCTTCTATAAACTTGCCAAGCAAGTTACTTACTGGCCCTATTAGTGCTGTTAACATTAATATACCCTCACTTTCTCTTCGTTTACTAATGGCACAAGTTTACAAATACAATCATAAACCTGTGTTTTACCTTTCATATCATATTCTTGCTTACTTAAATATCTAGAAAAAGTAACGCAATCTGCCGCTGATCGAAAGTATATTTGTCCATCTGCAACTCCATTTAAGTAGCATGCCAACATAAATGCTGTCATTATAAAGCGCTCTGTGGAGTTCTGTGTATCGCAAACTCCTGAACACTAGCAACAACATGCAATCTGTTTGCTGTAGCTGCTTGTACTTTTAATATTTCACCCTCTTGTATTATTAAATCTCTTGTTAACAGTTCTATTGTAGTATTTGCTGCCACTGCTTTTACTTTAAACAAACTAAATACTGCATTGCTTGAGTCAGTTAATGTTACTGTTATTGTGTCTGCATTACCGCTATCTTCGGATACAAGTATAGAATTTATAACAGATGCATTAAAATCTGCTGTTGTAGGCGCTGTATACAAAGTAGTTAAATTAGTAGTGGTTAAATCTACTTTTGCATTTGTAAGACCTTGTACATATTGCGGTATACTTACAACTAACATTATCTTCTTCCATCTGGAACCACATTAATTTGTGGTGATCCTAACTTAAATTTTGTTCCAAGTGCTGTAGATTCAACTCTTAAAGCAAATGTTCTGCCTCTTACTCTTAAATCTAATTTTTCTGTATAAACTTCTACTGGTGTTGTTGCGGTTCTTTGTGTTGTATTGCTATCATCTGTTTGTGTAAACCCTGAACCAGAATGAGTTCTGGCTTTAACAGTAAAATCTACAGTAGGGTTTATAGATGTAGAGCCACTAAAATTTACATCAGGTATTATTCTATTAACAAAAGATAGCCTGCCTGCATCTCCTAATGACATTGGAGCTGACTCAACAAATGCTGTCATGGTTGATCCATCATCATCGAAACCTGTCTCATGATTGTATAAATATTGATCTCCAGTAGATACTGGCAATGTTCTAATGCCTCTATCAAGCCACGCCTGTCTTCCTAATGTGCCAAAATACCAAATATTCTCTAAATAATTATATGTAATATACCTATCTACTTCAGTACTACTTGCACTAGGATAGAACCATATTATCTCACTAAACTCAGAGTTTACACCTGAATGTACCTTATCTTTCTCTTCAAAGTTAAAATCTAAAAATACTTTGTCTTTGACACTACATGGTATTTGCTGTGTTTGTCCTGTGTACATATAAAATGTATCTACACCCATCCAATAAACGCTATCATCAACAGCTATGGCTGCTGCAGGACTCATTATAGTTATATTTTTAGAAAGCTCTTTTATACCAAATGTAAATGGTGGACCAATAAATCTCATAGAATGTAAACTCTTATTGGTAAAGACTAATATTTGTTCTTTTGTTTCTATTGCCTGCATAAACTCAGAACCACCACCAAGTCTTATATCTCCTGCTGTATTTGTAGTTGTAGGAAACCAATCAACAGGATTTTCTTGAGATGAGAATCTAATTAATAAAGGATCTTGCACTCCATTGCCTTGAGTTGCAGATAAACTTGCACCTAATCCATCGCACCCAAAAGCTATTACATGCCTATCACTATCTGATACTATTATTTGTTTGCATATCTGTGGTACACTTCTTTGACCTGTGTATGTGCTACTAGCACTTAACTCTACTGCTCTAGCAGCTAGACCACCTGTTCTATCCCAATAGAATAAACCACCATCTCTTGGATTTAGTAAAAGATCTTCGCCAAAGTTATCATGTGACCACAGCCTTATTTGCGCACCCGGAACTGTAATAGATGCTGCGCTACCCCAGCCAACAAAGTCATCTGTTGAAATTGTATTACCAACAGCTAACCTCACAACAGTATTGTCTGCATGAGTTGCTGCTGTTGTGCCGCTATGTCCACGAGTTACAGTCATTGTGTTGTCATCGCCAGTTGCTGATATAAGCATAAGCTCATTATCAACCAAAATAACATCGCCCTCTGTATTCATACCTGTTTCATCGTCTACATCAACACCAGTTTCACTATCATCTAATGCTTCGTTAAGCTGTGTAGATAAAGCGCTACTTGTAGTACCACTCCATTGTCCAGCACCCCAGCCTGTACCACCAACAGTTGTGTTTAATCCTGTGTTTAATTGATACGCACCAACTACACTTGATCCACCGTTACCAGTATCTGATCCATTAGCAGTAGCTGTTGCTGTTATTATGTATGTATTAGAGCTTATCAAAGATGTAATTTTATATTCTGCATTTAATACTGCGGCAGTTATGTTGCCACCTAATGAAGCAGCACCAGAAAATGTAACAAAATCATTTTCATTAGCACCATGAGCGGGATCAGTAACTGTTATTGCGGCTGATCCATTAGTTGCCGCAAATGTAACATCACCAGCAGATGTTGTGTTCCTTATAGGAGTTATATCATTAAATGACTGCCCTTCTTCTATATAATATTTTAACTCTGTGCCAAGACCTAAGAAATCAGATCCATCAAGAGCGATCCAGTTATGCAGTCTTCTTGCAGAGCCTTGAAATGTATCAGTAGTATATTTTACCCAACCACCCATTTTTTCAGGATAACCAAGTCTAAATCTTATTTTATCGCAATCAACAAAACCACCTTCATTACTATACGGTGTTATATCTGATGTTATACCTGATTTAAAATTTAACTTGTTTAAAGGCATTATGCTGTACCCCCAGATAAAGAACCACTACCACTTGATGAAACGTTACTGACACCTTGTATTGATTTACCTGATGCTCCACCAGATGAACCACTTGTACCGTTAGTTGGTGCTGAAGATGGAAAACTTATTGATGTACCACTACCATTGCCACCAGAAGAACCAGAAGAACCCGCTGATCCAAAAGCACCTCCTGCTCCGCCATTGCCACCAGATCCTGCATTATTTGAACCAGATGAACCGCTACCTGCAGATCCCGCAGATTGATTAAACCCTTGACCTACACCACCTGATCCACCAGATCCGCCTGTAGAAATTGCTGTACAGGTGCCAGAAACTGACATGCTTAAAGTATTATAATAATAATCTTTATTATTTGATGTAGTTCCATAAGCAGTAAAATATGTTGTAGTTGATTCAGTAATATTAGCAGAACCACTATTTGAAAAAGAACTTCCAGCACTTGATGTACTTGTACTTACTGATATAGTTGGTGTTCCATATCCCTGACCATAAGTACTAGTAATACCAGCAGTAACCGTATAAATACCAGTTTGATTTGTTTGTACAGATACAAATATTGGACCTCTATTTGCACATTGTCCAAATAAACCTGTTCCCGCACCACCCAAAGCATTAAAATCAAACTGTGATGGATTAATACCTCTATTAAATTGCGCTCCAATACCACCCCATTTTCTATTTTCTACAACTGTGCCTACGCCACCATCTAAGTTACCAGCGCCTGTGTAAATAGAATTTAACCAACTTGGTTTATTGTTTTGTGGAGTAGAAGTGCCGCCGCCACCTTCATCTACTAAGTTAGAGAATGTAGCATTTGCTGTAAATACTCCATTACCACCAGTGCCTCCAGCACCACCTCCACCACCACCAGCTTTGATTGTGCCATTATTTACGAGAGCAACAGAAACACTGCCATCAACTTGTAAGGCATTACCACCTACTGATCCTGCCGCACCACCAGCACCTTCTATGCTACCATTGTTAGTTATAGTAATTGTGCCTGCTCCAGTGCTGTCTATCTTCAAAGCAGGTGCGGAAGTGCTTGTAGCTCCTATTGTTTGCGAAGAATTAATAACTATTTGCTTTGGATAATTTACCGCAAAGTCATCACCAAAAACACCTACACCACTTTGATCTGTAGCAGTAGATGAGTATGTTTTTCTAAATGCTCTAGTCTGTCCATAAAAATCATTTACTGATAACGAACTATTATTTGCACTAGTAGGTACATCAGCAGACAAATTGGTTGCTGTATTATTTGCAGCATTTGCTCTAACTAATGAGCCACCTCTATAATAATCATTCAATACAATAGGATCAGATGAACCATTATTATATTCATCTCTTAAATTGGCTAATGATATTGTACCACTAGATTGTAGTGTCATTATAAACTTGTTCCAAACGCTGTTACATTATTAGCAGATGTTACTGCACCATTAGAGCCTAGCTTAAATACTGTTGTGCCATTATACTTAAATAATAATTCATTATCACCAGTATCTAGTGATATTGCACATTTACTTGATCCAAATAATATTGCGTTACCATTGGTGTCCAAGTTTCCTCCAAGCTGGGGAGTCGGATCAGCAACTAAATCAGTTGGTGCAATAGATGATACATTAGCATTACTACCTGTGCCGTCAGCAAATAGTATTGCCGTTAATCCAGTTGCAACCGCAACTGTGCTACCACTACCACCGCCTTGTTTTACTGTGGCTGTTTGACCACTGCTATTCTTAATAAAATACCATTTTTGTTGATCGTTAGGATCTATTGTTAAGTTAAATCCAGATCCGGGTGATCCTGCCAATATTATAATTTTAAATTGACCATTAGATAAAGTGCCATCTGTTGTAGAAAGGGTTGTATCACCTGTAATCGTTAATGTAACAGAACCATTTAAAGCTCTATCTATTATATCAAAATTGTTATTTGTAGTTGTACCCCAAGCACCCGCCTGTTCACCAGAACCAATTTTTTCTATTCCTGTATTTGATGTATATGTACTTGCCATTTTTGCCTCTCTAAAAGTTAAGTTTAACTTTTACAATTCTATCTCTGTCCATGTTTCTGTTCCAGACGGAGTTATTGTTGTCCAACTTTCTGTGCCACTCGGTGTTATTTCTGTATAACTTTCTGGTGTTGCACTTGCATCAACCTCTATAAACTTTAAATCACCTGTTGTTGTCTTAGTAAAGTTAAGATCTTTACTTGCAACACCTGTCCTTATCATAATACCATTTGACGTTTGAGTAAACTCCGTTGTTAAGTCTATCTCAGATACATCTAATCTATTTGCTGCTGTGCTTTGTGTGAACTCAACACTTAGTTCGGCAGATGTAATACCTATAAACGTACCAGTAGATGTCTGTGTAAAGTCACCACTTATATCTGCTATACCGCCTAATATACCAACACCTACAGAAGTCTTAGTTGATATAGCACTCATCTCTGCCACACCAGCTAATACAAGACCACCTACATCTGCAATGGAAGTTTCGGCAATGGCTGAGTGACCTAACATTTAATTACCCACAGTACAATGCACAAGGAACAGTATAACTGCCATCGTCATATGTCTCTTGTTTAATGTTTGTTAACACTTTGCCAATAGTCTTGCTTCTTATGATGTCATCATCTTGTACTTTAGCTGTGCCGTCACCATTAGATGAAAGCAAGTCACCTGCTGAAACAGTTACGTCTTTGTTGATTCTTACTACATGAGTACCAACAGCAGTTACATACATATCATTTACTGTATCGTCATCATTATCCCAAGACCTATGAACACCATATACTTTCTTACTGTCTTCTGTATCTGATATTTTACACTTAACATGCTTTTCATCACCTTCTTTTACAATAGTTGCAGTATAATCAGTTCCTTCATATGTATGAGTTATTGTATCTCCTACAGATTTACCACTTGGTAATGCAATAGGTTCACTCATAGTATATTCATCTTCTTCATCTGTTGCTGGAACTGTAAACTCTGCTTGATACCAGTCGCACATCTCATCAATAGTTTCAATTATTGTGCCTTTGAGTATAGTTGGTTTAGAGTTATCAGATAATCTACTCCAGTGAGAACCACTAAAAGCATTATAAGAACAAGTTGTTCCTGATATATCAATAGACCCATGTGTTGCTCCATTAACAGAACCAACTCTTAAATGAACAAGAGTACCATCTTGTTGTCTTGCAACAGAAAGTGCAGGATTACCATTTTTATAGACTTGTAGAGCTTCGTCTGAACTATTACTAGTAGTTAAACCTATTAAGACGTCAGTACCTAATATTGTCATTATATCAATACCAGAATTAGCCAATACCATTTTATTTGTATCATGTAGATAATATATTGAGCCTTGATATGTTCCAGTACCAGTTGTAGCATCTGAAAAGTTAATAGAACCATAATGAGTTGTGCCACTTCTTATTGTCATTCCACTATGTCCAGAATCTGCAATAGTCAGTCTATCAGCACCTTCATCTGCTCTTCCTGATACATTAGTGCCAATACCCACATTACCATCTGCACCATTAACAAACAAAGCATGAGTAAGATTATCTGATTCAATACGAAAGTCTAAGTCTAAACTATCTCCATTGAGAACCGTTTCTGTTGAACTTAGTTTCATGACTTGTGCTGAAGCACCATTTCTCATCATATTTAAAATTATTTGACCATCTTCTGTACCATCTGTAACATCTTCATTTCTAAAAATAATTTCACCTAATTGAACATCTTCTCCTGCACTATTTTTTCCAAAAGCTTTAATAGTTCCACACAAATCATTATCAGCAGGACTAGCACTATCTCTTACAAAATGAAGCTCGGGACCTCTATTTGCATCAGCATCAGTTGATGTTAATATTAATTGTGGGTCATTATCAGCAGTCGTTATAGTTGTACCATCATTGATGGTAGCACCTGCTCCTAATAGTTTTGCTAGATCACTGGCTCTGGTCATCCTTTACCTCTTTGTCTTTTAATAATGTTATAAGATTATTTGTGTAAACATTTTGAGAAACAGTTATTCTATCTAATTGTTTTTTTAATTTATGTGCTTCGGCTTGACATTCTTGTAT